CGGACGAAAACGCTTGCGAGGCTTGCTTGGCGGGTAGGCGGAGATAGCCCGCCCAGCGGTCAATGGCCTCGGGGGGGAACTCCTCGAGTTCGTCAATGATCGACAGTCCTTCATTCAGCGCGTTCAGCTTCTCTTGCTGTACCGGCGTATAGCGCAAGTTCTCTAGCGCCACGTCGGCCTTCGCCTGGCCCTCCGCTTGCGCAATGCGCACCCGCGCCGCTTCCACCTCGGGGTTGAGAATCGACTCGCGTTCCTGTCGCGCCTCTTGCTGCTGCTGCCGTGACTCGGTGATGGCAAATTGCCGCTGCTGCATGAGCCGATCGCGCTCTTGCTGGAGATTATTCAGGCGCTTCTCGATGCGTGCCGTAGGCGGGGCCTGGTTGAGGACATCGATTTGCCGCTGGATGCTGGCAATCTGGTTGTTGACGCCCATCAGATCCGGCCCACCCATGGCCTTGTAAACGCCCATGACCCGCGAGGCATAGGCGCGGCCTTCGGGACCAAGCGTGCTCGCCTCCGCATTGCCCGGCCCGGAATGGTAGGCCGTTAGGGCTTTTTCGACATCCCCCCCGAACCGCTGCAGCATCTGCCCCAGGTAGGTCACACCCGCCTTGATATTCGCCTTCGGGTCAAAGGCTTGCGGGCCAGGCGTCAAGCCCAGCTCGCGTCCCGTCTCTGGCATGATTTGCATGAGCCCCTGCGCCCCAGCCGGGCTCACCGCCTGTGGATTGCCACCCGATTCCACACGCATCACCGAGGCGACTAAGCGCGGGTCAATCCCCTGTGCTGTGGCTTCGCGCTCGATGTCGGCTTGCCAAGCGGAGGATGGCACCATGGAGGTCTGTGCCGGGGGCGTCTCGCCCGTCTGCGCCGATTGCAGCCAGCGCTGTTCCATCTCGCGCTCTTCGCGCTGCTGCTTGAGTTCAATCCCTTTGCCGATGGTGGTCGCCATGGCGTTGAAATCCATGCCGAGATCGGCCAGCTTGGCGGCACCAAAGGAGGCATCAGCCCCGAAAATCTCCGTCATGGCGTCCAGCATCATTTGCCGGTCATCGTCGGTGGCTTTCCCCATGGCGTCGACAATGGTCTGATCAATCGGTTGCCCGGTGAGTTGCCCCGCCTGGGTGAGGTAGTGATTAATCCAGACCTTCTTGAGCGCGGGAGAGACCTGGGCCTTAAAGATATTCCCGAGCCCTTGGAGCATATTGAGCCCTTGCTGGCGGTCCTGCATCTGGGCGAGACGTTCCTCGCGCTGCTGCTGGATCTGTAGTAGCTCATCCTGCCGGGCTTGTTCGACGCCGCGTAAGCCAAGCTGAATGCCCAGCGGGAGCCCACCCGACAATCCACCCCAGAATCCGCCTTGTGCCATGGCTATCTCCCGTAGAGCCCACCCAACCGTCGCCCGAAGGCCCCACCGATCCCGCCCAGGAACGAGCCCGCGCCGATGCCGAGTAGTTGCCCCAAGAAATCCATAGCCCCCGGCTGCTGCGCATTAAACAGGCTCGCCTGGAATTGCCCTTGCCGCTGGCCCCCATACAGCCCCAGCGCTTGCCCGAGGGAATTGAGCGCGCCCACGCTATTGCCAAAGCCCGCGCCGGGCACCTGAAACGCGCCCGCGAGGTTGGCGAGCTGCTGCTGCAATCCCCGCGCGTTCGCATCCCCACGCGCCAGGCCCAGCCCTTCGGCCAGGCTCATCTCGCCGCGCCGGGCGGAGGCCCGGAGCTCGTTGGCGCGGCTGCTCGCTTCGGCTAAGGCTTGCACGCCAGGCGTGCTGGTCGCATAGCCTGGCCCGAGCTGCTGCGCCAGGCTCTGCTCTAAGGATTGCCGACTCTCCGCAATGCCCCGCTCCAGCGCCGGGTCGACATCGAGTTCTCCCTTCAGTGCCTTCTGGCTGCGCTCGAGGTAGCCCTTCTCGATGTCTTTGCGTAGTGGGTCCAGTTCGTCAGGGATTTCCTCGAATCCCACGATCTTGCCGCCGTCATAGCGTGGCTTGAGCCCGGCCTGCTTGTACAAGAAGGGCGCAAACAAGTCTTGTAAGCGCAGTTGTTCGCTCAGCATCTCGCGTTGCTGGCGCAGCAGGTCGAGCTGAAAGCCCTGGAGTTCGCGCTCTTGGGATGACGCTTCAGGAAACCGTACACGCTTCGAGCCCATGCCTAGCCCTCCAGGGTGCGCCGATACCAGGCCGCGTCCTCATCCTGGTAGAAAGGCTCAAAGTTGAGTTTATCCAGAATGCCCCGCCAGACCGTCTGGCTGTGCTCCACACCGAAGCAATAGGAGCGTACCCCCGCCTGCCACAGCACCCGTTCATACGCCTCACAGAGCCGCAGCAGCGTCACAAAAGGATGCCGAGACGTGGCGACAATCGGGCCGGCAATAATGGCTTTGTCGCTGGGAATCGTACCCAGGCAGCCAATCAGCTCGTTCTCCCGAAGCGCCACGATCGTCGGCCAGCTCAGGCGGTCGGATTCGATGCCCTGATCTTTCAAGAGCTGATGACACCGCTGATAATCCTGCGGGCTGTGGGCCAGACGATACAGGGTCTTCGTCGGGTGCATCTATTCGGCTCCATTGGGCACGTGATAGCCAACCACTTCGATAATCGCCCCGCCACTGGTCGCCGGCGCGGCGCTGAGCTTGTAATCGAGCGAGGCGTTCGTGGTCAACCACTTGACCCAGTTGGCCGACGCCACTGTCACGCCGGTCACTTGTGCCGAGGCCGCCGCCACCACAATGCCGGCCGTCATATAGGTCGCGCTCGCGGGTCGCAAGAACAGGCCAAAGGCCGCGGTAGCGTTGTGCACAAAATTCAGGCGACAATTCAGTAGCACCTCGCGGCTGATCGATTGGGGCACTAGCGGTCCGAGATCGACGTTCGTAAATGTCGTCGCGGCGCCGTTGTTGACGATGCGAGTCACGCCGCCGTCATCGATTTCATAGTAGACCCAGCCGTTACAGGTTCGCGTGCGCAGAAACTCCGTCGACGCATTCAGGCGCAGCGTGGTCAGATACGCCCAATGAGTATAACCTGAAGGCAAAGCTGGCCCCGCAAAGGCGCTGGGACCAACGGTGCTGGCAATCAGCCCCGGCGTGGTGCCATCGGTAATGTAGTACAGATGCACGTAACTGTTCGCGCTAAACACCCCCGCCTGGTCGCGTCCATTGAGCACTGGCCCGGTCTGCGTGATGTCGACGGTGAACACGGTATTATTCACATCGTATGCGGGTTTCTTCGTGAGACTCGCCGCCGCAATGGTATGGGCTGAGAGGTCATACTGGGTCGTTGGGGTTGTCGCATTATTCGCCCCCAGCAGCCCCTTGACGGCCGACGTGCTGCCGGTGGGTTGATACCAGTAGGCAGTGCCATTCAGCGCCGCGATGGCATAGCGCAGCCGTTCCAGCTCCCCGGCGAGATTCGTCGCCAGGGACTCACTACCGACGCCGCCAGGGCTCGTTTGCACCCGCATCTCGGTCACGTTCGCGCTGTAATCGTCGGCGTCTTCCGGGATGTTATGGTCGACGTGGTTCTGATGATCGGCGTTATACTTTGTATGCGTGATCGTTTCCCCGTCGACGCGGCTCACAATACTATACGGATAGGGCATTAGCGCGTCCTCTCGCTGCCAGCCGTAAAGCTCAGAAATGCCTTGGCAATACTAAAATCCTGGCCCGGTTGATCGTTCGACACCTCGAGGCTCATGCGTCGCCCGCCACCCGTCAGGCGAAAGCGCCGAATCAACACGGCGCTCCCATCGGCCAGCACGCCGGCCCCGAGCTGCCAGGTGCCTAGATAATAACCGACAGGATCCGCCGGGATAAAGCTCCCCTGCGTGGCGACTCGGGCATCCCACCAGACCGTCAGATTCACCGGCCAGCGCCCGGTGGGATTAAAGGCCAGCTCCAGAAAGGCGGCGTTCTTATCGCGGACCGCCAGGGATGGATCGGCAAAGCTGAGATCCGTCCACATGGTTTGAAATCGGCTGTCGTAGCCGACCCCATTTTTCTCATTGCCCGGCTGATCAAGATGCCAAATCTGCCCCGCATTATCGCCGGCCATCAGCTCGTGATCCTTGCCGCTGGCGCTAAAGATCGTCCCGCGCCGAATCCACAGCGATTGACAGATATCCCGATTGGAGACGCGGAAGCGCGGGCGGTCGCTGCGGTTGAGATCGAGCACGAGGCGCTGCGTATTGACGCTCTCCCCCTTCACGCGTAGGGCAATATGCACCTCGCGCCGATAGGGGTAATAGATCATCCGTGCCCAGCGCAAGGCGTGCGTATCGGCATAGGCCCGGACGAGCTGGTCAATCTGCGTGGCACGGCTGAGGGATTGGCTGCCCAGGTTGGTAAACTCTTGCACGGCGCTCAAGAGTTGCACATCGCCCGAGGGATCGAGGAATACCACATCATTCTCGATTTGCACTTGCGTGACGCCGTTCAGACCTCCGTAGGCGGTCGTCAGGCGTTCGACGTGCCACGCTTCGGTGCCGATGCCTCTGGTATGAATCGTATAGATGCCCTTGGGATACTTCCAGACAATCAGAATCCCCGAGAAACTGAGCATGCCGGAAATGTATTGCCCTTCGCCAGGGAAGACTTCCAGACTGCCAGCGCCGGCGTTGACGCTCATGAAGTTTTCATGGTCGGTGGGCGTGGAATAGTAGACGCGGTGTGGACTATTGGCGTTACCCGCCGCCCAAAGGCGATTCGCATGCAGGCTAGCACAGTGGGGCCAGTTCGTCCCGCTCCAATCGCTCGGGCGCCCATTCGTCGTGTTCACCGTGGGCGGGTCTTCATCGGGCAAACTCCCCTGCGCGGTGACATCGTAGAACTCGGTATCTGAGTTGTTGTTGATCGTCGCCACCAACTTATAGCTGCTCGCGCCCGACTTATAGCGGAAGAGCCGGCGCCCTGTCGTGGTCGGGCCACCGATCGCAATCCCGACCACCTTGATCACCCCGCCGCCCGCTTGCGGCTGATAGACAGGACCGGATGGCGGGCTGGCCGTGGTTTCCCCTTCGGCGGTCAGGAACGTGATCACATAATGGTAAAAGCCCTGATCGACGTTGCCCGCGCCGACTAAGCCTGTATCCAGCGCGGCGCAGGCGGGTGGGGCCGCTAAGGGCGTGCCGCCGAGGACATTCAGGATGGTCTCCGTGCCACGCACAACGCCCGCAATGGTATTCTGGGCGAATACAAACAGTTTTTTGGAATTGCCCGCTATTTCGGCCCCGCCTTCGACAAACATGGGGGGCAGGATTTGCCCGATAAAGGCCACACCGCTCGCCACAAAAAAGGCGCCGTTGTTGTCGTCCATCTGGAGTTCGGCATTCGCCCCGTCGCTCACCACAATGACCGTGCGTTGCATCGTGGGCGTTGGCCACCAGTCAAAGCCCGCTTCGACAAAGGGCACGCTCAGCACGTTATTATTGTATTTCGTCGCGCCGCCCTCTTTGCGAATGGCCCCATCGACAAAGGAGACGTTGGTCGCCTGCAAGAGGGTATCCGGGGGCGCCTGACCCGAGTTATTCGGCCCGATGAGCCCGCTCTCGCCCAATGGGAGTTGTAATACCTGGCCGCGGTAGGGCACTAGCGGAGGCTCCTCATCGTGTCGCGTGGGGGAATCATGGCCTGCCGGGGGCGCAGCGCTCCGAAGGCGTTGCTACGATCGTAGGCGCGAATTTGATACTGATTTTCGTGGGCCATGGCTTCCAGGCCACTCTTCGCGGATAGGCCGACATGCTCAGCCCGGTCTTCGTTCTTGTCCACCATAAGCCAATGTACCGCCCAATCGGAGAGCACGCGGCGCCATTCCCAGGGCACTAAGGGCTCCTCACTGGTCCCAGGACTCGTCAGTAGCGCCGGCCGCCGAATATAGGCATATTCCACGCGAAAGAATTGATTATAGGGGCCCGTGGGATAGCCATCGGCGTAGCGGTTGAACCGTATCGTTTGCTCGTTCACCCGCGCAAAGACTTCCGGCATGCCCGGTTGGACATCGGCCAGGGGATATTCTTGTTCGAGCCGTTCGAGATCGACCTCGAAGATTTTATAAGGATCATCATTTGTGTTCTTACGAAAGCACCGCATGGGACTCAGCAGCCGCATGACGTCGGAGGCCAGGCTATACTCCATAGCCCCGGTAATGTAGCTGTAACTGCCGGAAGTAGCATTCCAGGGCTGATCCAGGGTAATGGCCGCGGTATTGATCGTATGCGTGGCAATGCGGTAGAAATCGGGGTTGTCGCCAATCTTGATAAACCACCCGGCGAGGCTCACCAGATTTTCACCGATCGGCCCGCTAAAGGTCCCGCTCGTGCTCGCAAACGTGACCGTGAGCGTGGCAGGGGAATTATAAAGGCCGGGATACAAGAGGGGAAACACGAAAATGACCCCTGGCGGGTCTTTCTTGAGCCAGCGCCATTCCTCGCGCATCCCCGGCACCAGCTCACCCCCGCCCGCACAGATCCCCAGGTACGCCCGGTTGAGGTATTCCAGGGCGCGGGCGTTGTATTGACTCGTCCCGTCGGTCGCCTCGCCGGCGCGAAAGAGCACGTCAAAGATCAGGTCGGCAGTGAATTGTCCGTTTGCCATAATTCCTCAGTACGGCGGTATGCAGCGCGTGCCTGCCGCCGCATGCAGGTTGAGCCGTTGGTGCACCCCGATACATGAAGAGGCCGCGCTATCGTTCACGCCGGCCACCGTCGCCCCACAGCCATAAAACAGGTAGTCACTCCCGCTGAGAAACATGGGCAGCGATGTTTTGATGCCGTCTACGTAGCGGTACATGGCATCGGCGCCGATATCCGCACCTCCAATGCCGGCGCCTTTGTAGGGCGAGCCTGCTGGGACCATGGTATAGCAGCCGCCCATGTTGGGGTTGCTCGTCAGCTCCCCGGTGATATCCGCATGGCTTGCGGCTGGATCAAAGGCCGTCGCGACGTTAGAAATGCCGAAATTCTGGACATTGATTACATCCTGATCAATGAGACGCAAACCATAGCCCGCGCCAGCCCCACGAATCAGTGTGTTCAGCCCAAAAAATTGATAGTTGCCATCACCAAGATTGCCAGTTACGCGGCTAATAATTCCTGTATTAGATGACGCCGAGGGAAAAATCGAGCATTGTTCACAACTTGGAAACGATGCCGAATTGCGGGCTGACCGCAAATCAACGCCGTACACTTTTGATCCTACCACCACAAAGTCCTTGGTCCAGGTATTCAGCGGCATTTGTGTGACCGAGTTCCCCCTGGTAACAATAAACGATCCGTAGTCGGGATTGATAGCAATGTTACCAAAGAACCGATTGTTGTTTGAGTTCTGTGTCGCATCCACAGTAAACCCAGCGGACGCAAATGTACCCGTGGTCATTTCGCTAATATTCGATTCAACCAGATTATTTGCCCCAGGATATGTACTGACAGCTTCAGAAACTTGGCTTGTATATCCACCAGAAATATTGCCTACACCCATGGAGTTAAAGTAATTGCCCCGAATAGTGTTATTGGCAGAAATATAGATTTGAATGGCTTTCCGATGGAAATTGTAAAACTCATTGTTTTCCACCAACACACCCGAGGAGCCATCCCGAACCATCATGAGTTGCACATTGGCATAGCGGTTGTTTTTGTAAATCAGATTTCCGCGAACAGTAATATTTGTTGAATTGCGAATGCCAAGGTTCGTGCCGGCGCCAGGATCGTTCAAATCTGCATTGGAAATACGGAGATTCTCGATATTCCAATGGGCGCAGTTTTCTAAGCGAAACACGCTTTGGGCTCCAGTGCCCGAAAAATGGGCCTGCCTAGCGTTCTCCGCTCGTACGGTGATCTTCGCACTCGCCGTGCCGTTGAATTTGCTGGGGTTGGCGCTGCACAGAATATTGGGATAGTTCGTATAGGTGCCGTTGCCAATGAGAATCGTATCCCCAGGCCCAAAGCCAGCCTTGGCCATCACACCCGCAATGGTCGCGCAGCGCGAGCCGGTCGTGCAAGCATTGCTATCGCTGCCACCGGATGCCGCGATGTAGAACGTATCTCCCGACGGTGCGGCGGTCGTTTGATCGCCAACCGCGCTGGTGCCTGTCAAGCCTGCACTATTGGTGGCTTTGACCACGACCTCGTAGGCCGTTGAGGCACTGAGCCCTGTGACGGGACAGACACAACTGCCGCCCTGGGGCAGTCCACAAGAGATGAGCGCCGACGCATCGCCGCCAGAGACGGCGTTATCGTTATCGGTGTCATATTGCACCTGGCAGGCACTCACCGTGCTTTCGGCCTCAGTAACGGTCGACGTGGCGGTGAAGCCGCTACTGGTGACGTTGACGAAGCTCACAGCGCCCATCGAGGGCGGCGTGCTATCCGCGGGTGGCGCAGCTACAGTAGTTGTACTGAGCTGGCAAATCCCCGCCGTCGCCAGCGTGTCATCGGTGGAGTAGGCCCGCTTCGAGGTAAACGCGCTACCAGTCACTTTTTCTTGCGCTCGCAGATCACAGCGAAATGTCTGGCCCGCGACCAACGCCGTTGGTAAGTCAAAGCATGTCTCGATCCTGAGCAGATTCGCGGCGTAGCTGCGCCCGCTGCTGCGGTTGGCGAAATCGAGCGTGCTGCTAAAGGCGTCCGCCTCATTAAATTGCCCGTCCCGCGTAGTGGGTGTGGCATTGCCATTCGTGGCAGTCGAATAGCTCAAGGGGCGCACAGTGCCAACATCCTCGCGGAAGTCGAAACGCAGCGCCGTGTCACTGTTAAAGATCGCGCTACTGTCCTCCGTCGTGGTCGGAAACTCGGCATTGGCCAGCGTGCCCTGATGCAGCAGGCATATCCGCCTGGGGCTGGCATCCTGCTTATACAGCGCTCGCGTATCCCAGGCGGCGGTGGCACTGCCATAGCCCGCATAGTTCACCATGGCGGCGTTCGTCCAAATCGTGTCCAGCGTGCCGTCTGGGGTGGGTAGGGTGTCCGCATGGTAGATGACGAGGTTGACCGTTTGCGCGGGCGCATCGTCACAGCTTGGGGTGGCGTTGGCATTGGTGGAGAAGAACACATAATCGAGCTGCACACCTGGCTGCGCCTGGATATAGAGCGCCTGATCCTCGGTGATGGCAAAACTGCGTTGTACGGTATCGCTGGGCGTCAGGGCACGGCGTAGATCCTCATCCGTGCGGGCGCCAATCGGTGTCACCGCCACTTCACCGCCAAGAGGAAACTTTGTCGCCAGCGTATTGCTTGGGGTGCGGGGCAGCAGGTCAATATGCTGCACCCACACGGCGCAGCGGTCGCCCTCGGTGCAGCGGCCCACGATCCAGCCATAATATGTAGCGCTGGCAAAGCCTAAGCTGGCCGCAATTTGCGAGCCAAACGTGTTGGCTTGCAGCGTATGGCCCCCAGAGGCCGCGGCATCGGTAAGGTCTGTCCAATCGCCGGTATTGAATTGTAGCGTTTCCGCTTCGGCACAAAACCCCGCATCAGCCCCGACGCCTGTCGCGGTGAACACATCCGGCACGACTGGGGGATGGTAGAACCATCGAGACGCGTGGACAGGCCAAGAAATCAGGAGGAAGGCTAAAAAGCACCATAAACCTATCATGGCAGTACAATCCTCACCCGCTGCCGATCACTGGTCATTTCTGTGATCATGAAATAATACACATCTATACCACTTGGATTGCAATTAGTCTCATTCCCCAGGACAATTCCATTCGAGAGAAGCCCTGTAATGCAACCTGTCACATCGGCCAGATTGGAAAATGGTGAGGCTGCATCGGTGTTGTTCTGTGCTTCAAACCGCATCCGTCCAATTGAATTTGCGTTGGCTTTGACCCACCCAAATTTCGGCATAAATCCAATATCAGTAATCTCTAACCCGGCGTTGCCATCGCCCTTAAACGTGCCAACTTTTAATTTTGTGCCAAGGTTCCGAAAGGCAAAATACCGATAGGTAATCGTATTACTGTTGACTGATGCATTGTTAGCAACCGAAAATCCATTAGTGGTGATTTGTGTAATGCCATTGGTATCACAGTCGGTAGCAGTAAAATAGCAGCTGGTCGTTGAAGTCATAGCCGAGGAACGCCAACGAGCGACACCCGCTGTCGTCGTAGACTTGAGTACAATGAGATCGGCCTGAAAGTCTGCCACGCTCGGGCTTGACGTATCGCTAATATCAACCGTTTGGGTCGACCCGTTTCCAACGTAAGAGCCGGTCGCGATGTCGTTATTCACACCGTCAGGACCAAACACGGCGTAGTAACAGGTCGAGTTTTCTAGCTGGGCATCGTCCGCCGTACCAATCACGGGACCGTTCACGGTACAGCTCTGAACCACGTTTGAACCAGAGGCGCTGGTGGCGCCCATATGCTGCGTGGAATCTGTGCATGTGGAATTGTATCGCGCAAATTGCGTGGCGTTGCATTTGACAATCGTTAAGGTGGGAGTAAAATCAGCAACACTCGGGTCGGTCGTCGCGCTAATGTCTATTTGAAGATCATCCACCGATATCGCGCCGACGTTGTAACTCCCCGAGGCAAAGTTATAGGCATGTGCGGTGCCAAGCCACAGAGCACAGAGAAGCGCGAGGATTAGTTGTATGTGTACGACACGCTGATTATGCATCGTTTGCCCGCCGTGGGGGTGTTGGTTGTATTGAACACGAGCAGCTCGCCGTCGGTTAAGGTGTTGCCGGCTGTGATAGCCGCGGCACTCTTCGCGGCGCTGTAGCTGGTACACGTGGGGTTCGTGCCCGTAATAGTCAAAGCATTGCCAGCACCATCAGCCAGGGTGAACGTGGGCAGTGTGCCAGAGGTATCCGAGCAACGACACCAGACTTCCGTGATCGTCACGGCCCCGCCAAAGCTGCCCATGGGGATATTGTCGTCAGCTGCCGCCACCTCATCCAGCACCACCTCTCGCGGCGTGTTGACTTTCGTCACCGTGAGGGTTTTCGTGGTGTTATTCCCGGCAGTGCTAATCCCGTTGGTCCCGGTCAGGGTGACACTCGTGGGGCCTGACATGACGACGGTGGTGCCCTGTGTGGCAAACTCCACCGGGCTATCGCCATACTCATCAATCCGCTGCGGATTACCGCCGACGGCGTTACAGATATACCCGTACAGCTGCCCACCGGGCGCGGTATAGCGGATTTCCTGAGTCGCGAAGTCGCAATCACCCGCCCCAGGCTCGGCGGTGACAAATTTGACGGCTTCAGACAGCCGCGCATCGGGATCGTTCAGGGCGCCGCTGTCATCAATTCCTGCTACCCCGCCGGGCTGATCCACGATACCCGAGACATCGGCACTGCCCCCTTCGGGTGGCACGTACTGCACCTGGCCGTGGCTGATGGCCACGCTGATCAATAGGCTGAGTAGGACCACGCGCCAGCGCATCTAACGGGCTCCCCCATGGGCTTCTAAAAAGGCGTTGATCGTCCCGCTGGTGTAGGCCGTCACCCGTACCTTGATCCAGCGCACATTCAGGGTGATCATGACCACCTGGTCTGCCGTGATATCGGTGGCGTTCAGCTTGATGCCGTGGGTATTGTCGGCGGGCTTCGTGGCGGCGTTCGAGCCGTCGATCTCCACGGTGGCTGTGGTAATCCCGCTGACATGCACGCTCATCGTTCTGAGGCCGCTCGCGTCGATCCACTCCCCGTCGGTGGTGGCGGCTTGATCGGTGAGCATCTGGGCGCGGACAATGGTCACACCCCAGACATTCTGGCTCGTGGTGGCAATAGCGGCCATTGCTGGCCCTGGCTGCCAGAGCCCTAGACACAACGCAAGGACCGCTAATCGTTTCATGGCTACCTCCGTCGCCCACGGGAGACTGGCACGGGCTCAGGGTAGGGACCACCCCATTGCACCGCCTGCAAGGCTTCACGGGTGCAGAGCATCAGCGCCGGCAGAAACCACTCGGGCCACTCATCCTCTGTTAGGGCCTCGCCCGTCTCACAGACCACCTGCCCATGCTGGATATACAGCGCTTCCCCCTCGCCACTCAGCCGCAAATAATGATGCTCGGCAATCTGCTGGCGGAGCGGAGAGGCGGGTGTCATGGCAAATTCTTGCACTTGGAAATTGACCGGCATGGCACCCTCCTAAAATCCCACGGCTTCATAATCGAGCGTTACAGCGGCCGGAGCTTCTGAGGTGTCAGCTTCCAAAAGTGGCCCCCCTGCCGCCGTACCTTCCTCTTCGTAGACCAAGAGCTTATGTGCGCTTTTGTTGTACTGAAAGAGGTAGCTCACCGTGCGGGCGTTGTTGCCAAACACTATGAGGCTATCCATCTGCTGTAAGAATCCAAAGGCACTGATCGCCGGGAGCGGTATCCCTGCCGTGGGATACGTCGGCCCCGCGCCAGCCACGGTCATAGTCCCGATCGACAGCTTTTTCTTCGGGCCAATGCGTTCTAAGGACGTGACCATCACGGTCACATCCCCTGCCACATAGGCTGCCATTATCTATCCTCCTATGCGGTTGCTTGCATGGCGGTCATGTTCGCCGGCTCTTCTGGAACAACCTCGACCAATAGGCCAAAAGTTCCCAAGTCTCCGGCCGCTGTGGCGTCTGTGAGCTGGAATACTGCCTCGGTGCCCGGTTCCATCACCACGGGGGGACTACAGCGCTTGTAGAGCACCTTGGCGGCTGCTAGTGCATTGGGAATGACAAGGATGGCAATGTCCCCGTCGCCGCGTCCGGTATCGCTCGCAAAGGTGACGCGCTTATCCACCCGCACTTCGCCAGCGCCGCCGATGACATTATGATTGGCCATCCAAACGGCATGGATCTTATGTTTCATGAAACCGGGCGACCACGTACCACCAGAGATATCGGCAGGCGAAGCATTGAGGTCGACGGCCTTGACGACCGTCACCTCGTAAAAGTTATATGGAAGCATACAATCCTCCTACATCAAGAAGTTACGTCACAACCCACTAGGCTGACCCGACGTGAATGAGATTGGCTTCGCCACTATTGCTTGAGTCTTCCCATGCCAATCGGAATCGAATGATGCCGTAGAAGCTCACCGCCTTGAACCGGCCCGCATGGCCCTGCGGCACGCTGGCGTACAATTCAGGTGTTCGGGCTTCTGCCATGGCGATCGCATTCTTGCCGAACACAATACCTTCGCCTAACACGGAGCTAGTACCGACGTTGCCGAACGTGGCATGATTCGTGGGGATAATCCGCACGCTCTCAATCCGCCCCGCTTCGCCGTTATACTTGGCCTGGGGGTCGGTGTACTGGTGCCAAATTTCCCACGAAGGATCATCAATAATGCCGCGAATCGACTTCTGCCGGAACACGCCGACATAATCCCCACCCCGCGCCGGTTTGGCTTTCAGCGTGTCATACAGCAAGTCGTGTAGTTGCTCGACATGGTACACGTTCATGTTGCTGGTTGCGGTGGCGCCAAACGTGCCGTTGGTCGTCACCGTCGCACTGGCCGCGCCGGTAGGCGCATACTTGTACTTGCCCAGCTTCGAGGCGGCGATCGCCAGCGAATCAAGCGCGAGGCTCATTTCATCGGTGAGGCTATCCCGAATGCCGTTATCCAAATCGATCATGCTGAGATCGCTCGCAAATCCGGTAAAGGGCACCGCCGACCCAATCTCTTGCATGACCAGATCAATCGCGCTCATGGCGAACGCACGCTCGGGAATGTCCTGCAACTCATTCAGGACATAGCTGGTTTTCTCGACCGGTGCCGCGATGCGTGGCAGGGTGACACTCTCGCCTCGCCCGGTGCCAAACGCGGGCCTGACTTGTACGTGATCCATCATGACCGTATCGGCAATGGCGCCCCGGAGCACCTGCCGACTCACTTCATGCTGCTTGTACGCACCAGAAGGTGCGTCGTAGGTCCATGTAAACGTGGGCATTTATCACTCCGCAGCCGCTCGAAATCGTCGTTGGCGGCGTTGAATCTCGCTCGATAAGCTCACCGGCCCGGTGTCGGCCGCGGGGGCTGCGGCCCGGCGTTGCCCACCGCCCTCGACGGGCCGGCGCTGATTCGGCAGCGTCTCGGCTGGGGCATCCGCTTCTCGGCTTCGTCGGGAAATGCGCAGCAGCTCGCCCCGCGCTTCTTGCGCGACAGCGCTCAGAAACCCACGCATATCCTGACTGCCGTCCCACTCGGGGGCCTGCAGCAGCTCCGTCGCAATGGCGCGCACCAGACGGGGCTCATCAGCGAGATCGGGGTTGTCTTTGTAAAACCGTTGCCAGGTTTGTTCTTGCTGGCGTTCGGCGTGGTAGGCGGAGCGCATCTCGGAGATGGCCTCCTCCTTCGCCTCGCGCTTCACGCGCATCAACGCTTCTTCGGGGGCTTCGAACAGGCGCACGTTGTAGTTGTAGGCGTTCGGGTCTGGCGTGGTCGGCGGCCGTTGGGCCTCCATCTGCCGGCGCCAGGTGCGGAGCTCGCCGACTTCGCGGCCCTGTTCGCTCAAGCGGCGGTTGAACTCTTGCTCGCGGCCTTCGAGGGCTGATGCGAGCTCAGAATCCACCGTAAACTGGCGCCCGTTGATGGTAATGCTGGTCCCAGTGGGCGGTTCCGGGGGCGTGGGCTGCGGTTGCTCTTGGAGATCCTCCGGTGGCAGCTCAGCCCCTGGCGCGTTCATCATGTCCGCCATGGTCTGCGGTGTCCGGGGTGGTCGACTCTGGGCCATCTCCTACTCCTCGGGCTGTGCCTCTTTCGAGGTCCGGGCCAATAAAAAAGGGCCAGCCGCCTTGCACGCTGCAAGACTACTGGCCCTCGGTTTATCCGGTCGGGCGTGCTACCTAATCGACGTCTTCCATCACTTCGGAGCGAAACACCAGCTCAATGGTCGCATTCGCGGTGATGTTGGTACTCTGATCGCCCACCACGATCCCCACGAGCGTATAGCCGTCGGGCATATTCAGCGCGGGCACGAGATCAGCCGGGCTGACCATCTCTCGAATCACCCGCACGACGCGAGCCTGGCGCTGGCGGAGTTCGCTCATCGCCAATCCTCCGCCAGAATGCGATGGTGCTCTTTCAGCTCAAAGCTCTGCGGTTCACCCCCATTGAAATTGATCAGCACCTGGCCCACGACGCCGCGCATCATCGTCTCGGCCAGACATCGCTTGACCTTTGATGGCAAGTGCTGGATCAGGTACTCGTCAATCGTCGCGCCCATCTGTGGCAAGCGGCCAGGGTCGCTCATCCGCGCCGTGCCTCCTCAATGTCCTGTTGCCCCAAGCGTATCAGCCGATCCAGCTCCCTGGGTAGCTCATCCAACACCGCCAGCATGGCAATCCCTGAGCGCATAAGGCCCTCGGTCAACGTCTCGTTGCGGTGATGTAGCACAAGATTGGCAATAGCCTTCTCACGCAATTTGTTGAGCTGTGGTCGTAGGCGCCCCAGCACATACGCCGCCTCTTGCCCCTCGTGGTGATAGTCCTTATCCAGGTCCAGCATCAGAGGCTCACCTTCACGCCGTTGGGCGTGAATAGGACCGGGCTGCGCCCTTCGGCCTTGCGCAAATCCTCGATCATCATGGCCTGCAGGCGAATGACGTTGGTCAGGGCTTTGATGGTGAAAAACCATCTCTGATTAGGATCTTCTACACCGTTTCGACCATAATTATTTTCCCACCAAGTCACAAGGTCAGAATATGCATCTTCCGTTCTCTTTGACATGTGGTATACTATACCTCGCGGCTAGAGGGACGCCTCGAACCTCCGATGCCTTGATCGGACCGCCGCGCACTCATCAAGGCTCTACGCAACCAACAAGGAGGTTGCATCATGGCTACCTATACTTGCCCTTACTGCAATAAACCATTTTACGACAAACCGAGCAACCGACGAAAATTCTGCTCTCGATCTTGCCAGTATGCTAGTCGCCCAAAAGTTCCACCAGAAACTCGATTTTGGGCACTCGTCGATCAGTCCGACGGCGAAGATGCATGCTGGCCCTGGCTTGGATTTCGAGATGCCAAGGGCTACGGTAGCTTTATGATTGGTCGTGGCATTCGTGCTAGGGCACATCGCTTTGCTTATGAATCTCATTATGGCGTACTTTTGCCTGAATTGCTCGTTTGTCATCGATGCGATAATCCGCCTTGCTGCAACCCGAAACATCTGTTTATTGGTACGGCTGCTGCGAACACGGCCGACATGATGAAAAAATCCAGGCATCGTAGCACCAAGATGACGTCGTCACAAGTTCAAGAAGTCATGAACCTGAAAGGTATTGAGTCTTCGTATTCCCTTGCGCAACGTTTTCATGTTACTCAGGGCAATATTATATTCATCTGGCAAGGAAAAACGTGGCGCAATCTAACATCTTCGTAGACTGGTGCGGCTCGTGAATTCATGCCTGATCCTCATCGTTCAATGCCCGCAGCGCCTCTTGTAGCGCTGGCGTATAATCGCCTACGTCGAAGTCGTCAAGGTCGTACCGGCGCTCTTTGCCGATTGAGCCGTGCAGAATCTCCGGCAAGGTGTCTATAAGGTCGTCAAACTTCTGGCGTTCCTGTGCGGCCTCGGCTGATAGGTCGTTCATCAGCGTTTCCTGGCCTTTGCAAAGGCAATGGCCCGCAACATGGCCTCTTTCTTCTGGCCCTTCACCTTGGCCCGCGTAACCGTGCTCGGGATGTTGCGATGGACCTCAGCCATCGCCGCTTCTACCTTCGATCGACTAGGCTGACTGTGCCACTTGTGCCGTGGTGTATGCTTGGGTGCCTTCATCACATCCCCCCCGCAATCGGCATGCGTTCAAGGGGTAGGTTGCCCGGCACCTCAGCCGGCATCTGTGGGCCTGTAGGTCCGCCCCCCTGGCCGCCCTGCTGCTGCATCAGCATCTGCTGCATCTGGCCCATCTGGGCCTGTTCTTGTGGGTCTGGCTCCAGCGTGGATGGATCGAGGTTGACGCTCTTGAACAAGTGATTCCAGATTTTTGTCGGGCTGAACCGCTGCCAAAAGGTGAGGCCCATGACCGGATTGCTCCCCGCCAGTTGCAAAATGGCCATGAGCTTCTGGAAGTCCCGCACCCGCGCCACAATAGCCGATAGGCCGGTGACTTTGAATTGACACCCGGCGAGCTGGGCATAGCGCTCAGCCGGACTGAGCATGGCGAGGCGTAGTGCGGCCTCTTCCCCTACCGCGGACACGACTTCTTCGGCGTCGGCATCGTCCATAAATTGCATCAGGTTCGACCACATGAGCGAGAGGGCTTGGCTGATCGTCTTTTCGGTGTCTTTGATCATCCCATCGAAGAAGTTGGCACTCTGCGCTTGCGCTTCCACCACGGCGGTCGCCGTCGTCTCCCCGCCCGGCGTCTGCCCCATGCGGGTCGCATTCACCTGTGTGGCAATCTGAAACTCCTGATCGGTGAGCTGAAACGCGGCCAGCGCTTCTGGGGGCACTTTGCCCGTCACCACTTGCTCTACCACCTTGAGCCCCGGAGGCGCCCCCTCTTTGATAATCAGCGTATCGCCCTGTACAATGCCGTCTTTCACCTGTCGTGGATCGTCCAGGTACTCGGGATAGAGTTGCTTGACGCCCCACACGGAGGCAATGCCACCGTCCAGGATCAGGTTATACAGCTCGTCCTCAGCCTTATTCAGCGCGACGGCATGATCAAAGAGTGCCTTGTGCCACGTACTGAACGGCACACGCAGCAAGGGACGGCTAGCAAAGGGGTGCTTACCATGCCAATAGGGGTTGGGCTCTGGGGGCCTGATCAGATACTTGTTGTTGGCCATGGCGCACACGATATTCCGCTCGGCATACCGCCCGCGGTCATCAAGAATATCCCCCCAGCACTCCAGAATGACCACCCGCCGCCGAAAGTCTGGCGGGGTCGCATCGGTTCGATCCCGCGAGCGCTCATCGGTGCGATAGGCTCTATCCTCCTCCTGGGCGTAGTCCTCTTCGATCTGATCGACCATCGCCTGATCATACACGCCCGCGTCGGCCATGGCCTGCACCTGGGCCAAGTCGCGCTCAACTTCGTGCATCTCGTACAGCTTGCGCCCGGTGGGATCGGGTAAGTAGTCCTCGGGCGCCACGAGATCAATCACCGATTGCCAATAGTCCACCTGCCGTCGCACGAGGTTCGACACAATCTGCGGTACCACGGAGCCATCAGGCGCGGGAATATACTGAATCCCCCGCTCGGCTCGAAACACGTCTTTAGTGGCGTCCCGCCCATGGATTTTAAGAATCATGAGGCTACCCATGAGCGCCACGGTGATGAGATCCGCCACGAGCGCCGGGAAATCCTCATCCGGCACACTGCCGCTCGTGCTGGCGCTATCTAGGGCATATTGCAGCAGCTTCCGGGCTTGCTCATCGCTCAAGACATCCTCTTGCTTCAGATCCGTGGTAAACCAATCGCCAAAGTCGGTCAATCCCCGCTCGATGAAGGCGCTAATCTGCTCTTTGGCCATCGCCACTTTGGGCAAATGTTCGCGGCTCTGGCCCTTCTGCTTGTGCGACCAGTCCATGACCCCCATGAACATATCCCAATTGGCCTTGGTGAGGCGTAGGCGCTCTTCGCGGGCCTTGTGCGCCTCGGCTCGGTACGCTCGTAGCGCGGCCATGACGGTCAGGCTGGCGCCTTGAACCACCGGGGGGTCAGCGGTGATTGGTGTGGCTTGTGGGCCTGTTCGTCGTCTAGCTTGCGCCATACCGTGCCCCTGGTATCCGTACCGGCCCTGATTCGGCTTTCTGTAGACACTCGCTGCACAGCCCGATTGTGACGGTAGCCCGGCTCAACACCAGCCCACAGTGCCGACAGTCGGCGTCCCACTGGTAGGGCACCATCGGTTCATACACCCCGACGGGCGAGGCCGGTGGCTCGGGCTCAATGACTGGCCTTGGCGCCTTGGCGCGTCCAGTAGGGGCGACTCTGCCGCCGCCGCGGGCGTTGCTCTTCTTCGCTGGTGCCTTCATGTCGCATCCCGATGAGAGCCATCCGTCGATATCGTGACCCGGTGCCTCCCATGCCCCCCTGGATGATCATCCCACCACTGACGGTCATCGGCTGCGCCAGATCAGTCTCTAGCGCCTGACTGACCAAGCGCCGCTTGGGTGCCCAGGCAATAGGACGGGCCAGATCAGTCTCGACCACTTGCCCGACGGCCTTGAGCTTGCGCTTCGTGAGCGCTTGTGCAAGGTCCGTCTCGCTCACCTGCCCGACGGCCTTGAGCTTGCGGCTGGTCAGGGCTTGGGCGCTATCCGTCTCGAGGGCTTGCCCAATCAGGATCGCATGTTGCGCTCGGATGGCTTGGGCGAGATCGGTTTCGGTCGCCTGCCCCAGCGTCCGGCGTTTCTGGCCTGTCAGCGCTTGCGCACTGTCGGTCTCCGTCGTCTGCCCCAGCGTAATACGATGCTGCGCCGTGATCGCTTGGGCGAGGTCGGTTTCCAGCGCTTGCCCGACGGCCTCCACCATCTGCTGACCAAGGGCTTGCGCGGTATCGGTCTCTTCGGCCTGGCCCAACGTGCGACGTTTGGCCGTGGTGAGCGTTGAGGCACTATCGGCCTCGGTGGCTTGTCCAACCAGACGGAGCTTGCGAACCGTCAGCGCTTGAGCACTGTCCGTCTCGGTGGCCTGCCCCACGAGGCGCCTGATCGCCCAGGTGATGGCTTGCGCGGCGTCGGCCTCGGCGGACTGCCCTACGGCAATAAACTGCTTGCCAACCAATGCCTGTGCGGTGTCGGCTTCGAGCGCTTGCCCAACCGTCTGCTGCTTGCGGCGTGTGAGCGCCTGCGCCAGATCGGTCTCCGTGGCTTGTGCCACCGCCAGGAGCTTCCGTCTGGTAAGGCCCTGGCTGCTGTCCGTTTCCGTCGCTTGGTTGACCGTCGCCCGCTTGAGGGACGTCAGCGCTTGCGCCGCGTCAGTTTCCAGCGCCTGACTGACCGTGACGAGCTTACGGACGCTGATGGCTTGGGCTAGCGTCGTTTCCGTGGCTTGCCCGATTAGACGATCTTTCGGCGCCCAGGCGATCGTCTGCGCGGTATCGGTCTCGACCACTTGCCCGACGGCAATTGTCTGCGGGCCAGCGGTTTTGACTCGCGCCAGGAGACGTGACCGAAAAGGAAAACTGCGCCCAAAAATCGGCATACGTTATGCCCTATGACGCCCGGAAAAATCCAGCAGTCGCTATCTGGGCTACAATATCGCTGCCATCCGGAGTCACGACGAAATCATGCGCTGTCAACGGGATAATCGCGCTATCCGCCCCGCCCGTGCTATCGGGGTCATAACACACTAGGAGTTTACTCCAGCCATCACCCGCCGCCACCGCCGTCCAGGTCTGATCGGCAATATCCACGTCTACACGATCGTTGGTGTCATCCACGGTCACGGTAATGCCGGCCGTGTTATCCAAGACCTTCCGCGCATAGCCCGAGTTGGTGACTTCGTTCGTCGTCCCAGCCACCACAGCCGCGAGGTCGTTCATGTCGATCAAGGTCGCGTCGGATTCGAGCCCGGAGGTCGCTAACACGACGATCACAAACACGCTATTGGTCGGGTCGTTCGCATTCACGCGGGCCGCGTATTCGGCCACTTTTCCTTTGGCTACATTGAAAACGAAATTAGCAATGGCACACCTCCATTCAATATACTAGAGTGCATCCTTAGCCCTCTTCGAATTCTAAATACGCCTGAACATTCACCGTCGCCGGTGCTGTGCACCGAATCAGCAACGCATCAGCCGTCACGGTCTGCTCAGGCTCCCGACCCAGCGGAAACTGGATCACAAATGGCAGCCCGGCCGGATGCACCAGCCAGCGCTTCAGCACGGTAATCGTCGTCGGCTCCGCCGTGAAGTTCCGTGCCCCCGTCGCCTGCACGGTGCGGGTGGGGCCCCGAAGTTGGACGATGGTATGCGCCGTACTCGTCCCGGCACCCGCCTGGGTACAGGAGCACAGCTCAACCGTGACCGGCTCCGCCGTGACGCTGGTGCCATCGAAGCTCGCGCCCAGCTCAACGATGCGAATCAGCGAGTTCGCGGCGTTGATTACACTCACCACCGTTTTGGCGGTGGCTGCTGTCAGCGCGATATCGCCATTCGACTCGACGGTATAGCCTGGACTGCTCATCGCATCCCCTAGAAATATGCTGCACGCATCATGGGTACTGGCACCCGTAAGGCTGAGGGTAATTTCTCGGCGGCGGCGGCTGCCCCCTTGAAGCTAGCCAAGCACGCAAACCAACTCCGACTTGCACCCAGGGTAAAATTGACCACTTGGCTCGTAGTAGCTGCGACAATTTTGTACTGGCTGCTATACGTCTGGCCGTTGTCGTTGTCCTCGTTTTCGCTGATCTCTGTATAACTATCTGCCGTATCCACCGCCCAGGTCGTATCATTGCCGGTATGCGAGCCCATGGCAATCACGACTTCATCGGCTTGTGCCAACGTGCCACTGGTGACTGAAGGGCCACTGGACGAGCCGCTATTCGTCACATTGGCATCAAGCCCTGCAGCGGTAGCAGCAGAAGAAAACTCCAAAATATCCCCTTCAAGTTGACCATCGAGGCTTCCTGCGCTCCACGTATATGTTAGTGTTGTATTACCACTCGCAACATTCAAGGCATAAATAATGGCAATATGACTATTTGCATCACCATTAGCAATAACCGCTTGCTGCCAACTATTACTAGGACTACTTGTAATCGTAATTGTACGCCCTTGGCCATGATAATACGCTATCGGTGCCACCAACAAACTACCCGCCGCGACGCCATTGATTAGTTGCGTAGTCGTATTGGGAAACGTCGTCCGCGTCTTATGCACAATCGCTTGCGCAAGCGTGATCGCCACACGCTAGCCCACCTGATCAATGAGCGTGAGTGCATCGGCACTTTGAATGACACCCTTGATCGCGCCCAGTGTGCCAGCGATGAGGTTGTAACAATCATCCCCAGTACCCGCGCTAAGGCCAAAGAGCGTTTCTACACCACCATAGTTCGTATCGTTGATATTATGTTCCATAATGCCCTTGATCTTTTCAGCCTCGTCAATCACATTGCGCAAGTGATCGACAAAGCGCTTGAGATCGCCCGCAAATTTATGCGTGAGCGGTGCTGATTCGTTGATCGTGATAAAGTCTTGTGCCATAGCCGTGCCTACCTCTGCTTGCGACCTACCTTCGCCCGGTAGCACTCAAGGCAGATATCTTCTTCCCGTAGCGGGTCGTAACTGTGACTACTCGAAATGTGTCCGCAATCCCGCAGATCTTTGACCCCGCCTTGCGCTTCCAAGGGTGGCCCCCAATCCACGGTGATCAGCGGATAATGCTCGGCTGGGGGCTCTGGCGTCGTCCAGAGGCGCTGCCAGTAGTCACACAGCCAGGCCCACGCGCTCACATGACCTCCTGCTTGAACAAGCTCACCTGTACCTCGCCGGTGATACTGCCCACCAGCACGCAGCGTAAGCGTTGATCCTGCGTGACCTGGATCTTGTTGGGCAGCATCAAATCGTCATTCTTGTTGCTGTCCGTCGCGGCAAACCGCCGCCGCTGGCTCTGCACGGTGGCATCATTGGCCGCATTCCTGAGCTGCAGGTCGTACACCACAGCCACCGTCGCACTGGCCACCACACCCACGAGGTAATAGCCTCCCCGCAGCGCACTCAATGGCCCCGTGTCGACTAGCACATCCCCGTTGCTGGGATTGGTGAGCACGTTGCCGGTATGCCATTGCCCGATAAGTGCCGTCGTCATGGGCGAGGCTCCGGGAATGGCTTGGGGGTCTGTCGCACGGTCATGATGCCCTCATGCTCCTCAATCCATTGCATCCACCAGCGGCGAAGGGCTTCACGCCGGGCCAGCCAGGGATCATACTGCATCACGCGATAGAGCGCATTCAGCGCGGCGTCATCGATGCCGAGGTGGGTGCAGGTCTCTCGCGTCATCGTCCCGCCCCCACACCATACGCGGCGGATTTCACCGACACCCGCCCTTGCGGCGCACGCTGCTGTCGCACCGGGCGCTCGGTGATGCAGAGATAAGAGGCCCCGTCACTTAAATGGGTCAACTGGCTGTACGGGTCACGGTGATTGTAGGTCTTCTTGAGCCCACCATGCGGGTCCATCAAGACTTGCTCAAAATCTCGAATCATCGCCACGCACTTGGGGTCGATCAGGATATGGCTCGCCCCCTGCGCGTCCTTAAAGGCGGCGTTCATGGCGTTCAGGCGATCAACCTCCAACGGATTCGCGGCGGGCACTTTCATCTTGACCGGGCTCGGATACCGCTGCAAGCGCGACAGGATCAGATCATAGCTGCTCCGCGGCTTCCCGGCTGTCGTATGGCTGCGGTTGCCTCCATTGGCATCGCCATAAATCCAGAGCTCATGCGGGTGCCGGGGGTAGCGCCGCTCAAACTCATCGAGCATGGCGTCGATGTTGCCCTCATCGAGCACGATCTCATCGTAGCAATACATCTGATCGGGATGCACCTGCCAAAGCGAGGTGCAGAACGGGCTGACGTTAAAGTCCCAGGCCCAGCACAAGGGCCGGTGTGGTGACAGCGGCGGAAGCTTGCGCACATGCACGGCGCGGGCAAAGTTCCCATACGCCACGGCGCCTGCAATCCCCGGCAGAATCTCGCCATTCAGTCGAATGCGCCGCGATAGGGAGCCCAATGGGTAGCGGGATTCAAGCTGCTGAATCTCTTCGCCGCTCAGGTGGGGATTATCGTAGATGCTGGCCTGGAACAGCCCGACATCGGTCACACGGCCTTGAATGATCGGCTCGAGGATTTCCTGGTACACCCAGGAGATGCTTTCGACATGCCCCTGGGGTGGGAGAATGGTGGCGGTGAAAAACTTGCGAAAGCGCCGTCCCGCGCCGATACGGATCAAGAGCTCGTCATAGTGCGGCTTCTTCGGCGGTTCATCGCCATGCAGCCAATCGATCGCCCCGCCTGCGACCTTAAGGGCGTCCTGCTCCCCCGACTTCCAGCCGATAAACGAGCCGTTGCGCAGCTTGAGGATCTGCGCCTCGACTTCCCACTTCGCAATCTCCCGCTCAGGGATAAAGGGCTCGGGCATCCCCGGCTTGAGGTAGCCATTGTCGAAGTATCTCGGCTGGATAATGTCGCGGTTCGTATTGCTATCGAGGCCCAGCACCCAGCCCGCCGTAGCCTTGTCCCGTACGTCCATGCTCGTGCCATCAGGCAAACGGCTGTACGCGGTGCCGACCGGCTCAGGAAGGCCCTGCCGGGCCAGCGTGGCACCACAGTACGCCCCGACGCTCGTGTTGTGGTGCAGCACGCCTGATGCCCAATAGCAATGTGTCCCTTGTACCTCAAAGTCTACTATTGGACGTAAACCGATTTTCTGGTATGCTATTAGCCTACAACCACCCACCAGGAGGATCGGCCATGGCAATACGTGCCAATCGTTGCTACCGTACCACGCAAGACCTTGAATCTCGTGGTATTGCTGTTCTGTTGGAGCAGGGCTTGACCCGTCGTCAGGTCGCTGAATCTCTTCATTGCCACAAGTCGACGGTCGATAAGTGGTGTCAGAAGCATCAGTGGTCCACAGGGCGAACAGGGCCGAGAGCAGGTGAGGGTCATCCCTCGTGGAATGGGGGAAGGCGCCTAGACAAGCACGGATACGTTCAGGTGTGGGCACCGTTACATCCACAATCTCACCAGGATGGCTATGTGTATGAGCACCGCTTGCTAGCAGAGGTCTTGCTATGGCGCTATCTTCGGACGGAGGAAGTTGTAGACCATATTGACGACTGGCCCTATCATAATTGGCCTGATAATCTTCGTCTCTTTCCGTCCAACGCGGATCACCTATCCTGGACAACAAGCTACCGACCGCAATCCACCCGGCGCGGGTCAATACCCGGTGCCTATACGTCGCCTCAAAAGCTTCCCCAGTGTCCAGATGCAGACGCAACGCTGGCTCAATGCTCCGCAGAAATACGGCAGAGGCTTGACTGGCACATCGAGTCACACCGTCCCAGGATTGAACATCGAAACTTGCCTCGCCGATCATTTCGGCAGGTAGGCGCGTGGCGGAACCCATTTCCACGGGTGTCCATGGGGTAAGACACTTGCCCACACGATTGGCGCCCACGAACCAATTTTCCCAGTGGCCCCCGTCCTCCGGGTGCAGCACGCTCTGGATAAAGGGCTGATGCACAATGAGCGGCTGCCACAGGCGCAACGGGTCGCTGGCCTGACGTTGGGCCAAGGTGAGACTGGCGATGCGCTGGAGGAGTTGCAGCTCTTCTGCCGTCGGCATCAAGGCTTCTCCACCACGGGCCCCAACGTGCCCCCAAGTCGGGTCGCCGCGGGCCTCTTCAGCAGCAACAGCTCATTAAACGCCTGCAAGATGAGCTGTTGCCCTCGCAAAAAGGTGGCTTGAATCCGCTCCAGGTCGGTCACGGCTTCGTCTGCGGCACGCCGAACGCCCCGCCCAAGCTGGACGCCTGATTGATCACATGCAGCGTAACCACCTCGCTGATATGCTGCACGCCGGCGCCCAGGTCCACATCCGCCTCGACGCTGTAGGCCGTATCCACGGGGCCAGCCTCGCCGTCGGGCAGAGTGTCGGAGACGAGAAACATCTGATAGCCGGCAGGCTTCGACGCATCCCAGGCGGGATGGAGCGGATCGTCCAACAGCGTGCCATTGCCACTGACCACGGTCCACACCGGCACACCATCCAGTGGGCCATCGGGGTTGAGCGTGTAAAGCACCATCTGTGTATCACCAATCGTCGCTTCCGGCATGGCGTTCTCCCCTGTGTGACTACGCCGCACTCCCCGGCAACAGGCGCAACGCGCCGTCGGTGTCCCTGGCTTCCATGGCGGACAGAAATGCGCCGAGCTCCAGGTCACTGAGACTCAGTAAGACGCTGATATGGGTCTGGGTAATGTTCAGGTCGACCGTCTCTTTGGGCTTGCCCCAGAGGTGTTCGGCAAAGAATTTTTCCATGTGGGGCGCATCGCCGGCCTTGAGGCGAATAGCGAGGGCTTTAAGGTACTCGGGTTGTTGCAGCAGCTCAGCCGCCATCTCCTTGATGGGAATGACTTCGAGGGTGGCACGGCTCACGGAGCCTTTAGGTCTGCCAGGGCCAGGCATGCCCTGACCAAACCGTCCGTTCGACAGCCGAATAGGAGGCTTGGGAACGATCCGTTTTCGACCGTTTGAGGGCCGTTTGTCGGACGCCAACCATCTAACTCCGCGAATTTTGGCAGGTATGAGCGAGTATACGGCAGGATATGCGAGATGTCAAGAATGATGAAAGCAGACATGGCGTCTGCCTAGCGGGTCATCGAGCGCCAGGCGGTGAGGGTGCCATCAGGGCCAAAGCGCAGCATGAGCACCTGTCGATCCTCGTCCACCATCGTCTGGACGCCGGCACCCGCGGAGAGGCCAGCCATGGCACCGCCCCAGACGCCCGTGGTCGGACCCTGATAGGCCGGATACGGGCGATAGCTGTAGGCGCTCGTCTCTGAGCGCTCCCAGGCGAGGAGCGTGTCAGATCCCAAATGTCGCTCATAGGTGGGAGGCCCCAGGCGCATCAGCGCCTCATCCATCGTCAGGCGTCCCACAGCGGCATCCATGTTCGCCTCAAAGCGTGAGGTGGCGCAGCCAGCGACGAGCACGACCAACATCAACACCATGAGCGGTAACCACATCAACCGAGACACGAGACGCTGGACCCGATGCCGCACACACCAGGCCTCAATGGTGTCACCCCACAGGGACGCCGTGGTGATCATGGCGAATCCCATCACCACAAACGCCCAGGCCCACCACGGGGCCATCTGCATGTTATTGAGCACAGATCTCAGCACATCCGTCAGCATCCTGAGCCCTCCGCCGTCGACCCACCGAAATCCTCTGGAGATTGTAGCAACATTTCCTTCGCGTTCGCCACCATATGCAAGCATAGGCGAATGACCGCCGATTCATTTTGCTGGCCCCAGCGGCGCATAACTTTTTTGAGCGCTTCCTCGTCGGCATCGGTCAGATCCACCGTCGTCCGCTTGGCCATCGCAGACCTCATGCACCATATCCTCACATATTGTCATACATTGTCATGGAATCACGTCACCATAGAATATATCTCCAGTATTTAATATATGCAATAAATTTTTATATGTGCCAATTTTGGGCTTGACTTTATTCCATCACCAGCCCATATTAAGTCAAGCATTGGCTCAATTCGAGGCACTAGAGGAGAGTGATGGTTATGGTTGACCATAACTTAATGACCGTTCCAGTGGATAGGCGCACCCATCAAATTCTTCGAGTGCTCGCCGCAGGGAAGGGCATCAAAATGCGTGAGCTGCTCGAAGAAATGGCCAAGCCCTATGAGCATATACTGATCCCCTTCGACACACCGAACGGGCACAAAGCCAAAGCATCTCACGACTAAGCCGGGCTCCTGACACCCAACTCGCCGGTCACAGAATAGGTCACAGGTCGTATGCTCATTCTTCCACAATGCCAGGCACCATTTGTTGAGCCAGATGCTCACGCCCTAGCTCACACCCTCCTGATCAAGCGATGCGGGCAGGCGTGTGGCCGCATCGAGGCGATGGATCGCCTGGCGTTCATGCTCCACGCTCGGATGCGTATAGGCGGCGGTCATCGTGATTGTCGCGTGCCCGAGCCAGCGTTGCAGGGTTGGCAAGTCGACGCCGGCCTCGATGGCTCGGGTGGCAAACGTGTGGCGACAACTGTGGGGTGTGATCGCCAGATCCAGCCCCGCCCGCTCCACCGCCCGCCGAAACATCGTCCGAATACTCTTGTAGCCAAAGATACGGCTGTCGCGGCCGTGCATGGGGAGGTGTGCCAGCACCTCCCGAGCCGTGCGATTCAAGGGCACCTGTCGTGCCCGTCCGCTCTTGGCCACATCGACGCCTACCTGTACCAGACCCGCCTTGAAATCCAGATCATCCCAGCGCAAAGCCATCAGCTCCCCGAGGCGAAGGCCCGTATGCAACGCAAAGCGCGTCAGCAGGGCCAATCGGCTCGGCATGGCGGCGAGCAGCGCGGTCTCTTCTGCCAGGCTGATGATCCGTCGTGGAGCCTGCCGGGTGCGCAGATTCCGCACCGTGGGAATGCGCTCCAACACGCCCCACTGACCCGCCACTTTGAGGGCGTGTTTGATCGGCGTCAGGTAGACGTTGATCGTGCTCGGCGTCAGGCCCCGATGCAACCAGGTCGTCTGCAGCAAGGCCAGCGTTTCCCCGGTGATCGCGGTGAGGGGCATCTCGCCCAACACCTCACAGGCGAGGCGAAAGGCGACGTCAGCCACGCGCACCGTGTTGGGCCGGCGTTGCGGCTCCCACCAGCGCTGAAAACGTCGGAGAAACTCCGCGAACGACGTCATCTGCGGTGGCGGCGGTCTGAGGATACCCTCGGCTACCTCCACCCGGCGTTTACGCTCGGCTTGCAGCGCCGTCTGATAGCTCACCGGGCCAAGGGATTGGCGATAGCGTTTCCCACGAAACCGAAAATCGTATTGATACGAGTGGCCACGTCGGTACACAGCCATGATGGTCCTCCTACGTTCGGCGCGTCAGGAGCCCAAAACCATCATATCGGTGCATCGGCGTGGCGTCTAGAGGGTGCGCTCCAGGCCAGGGATGGGAGGCTCGTGCTGGGCACCTTGGCAGGCACCAGCGCGAGTTGAAGAGCGCCGGGGGGCGCCACCTGGCCTGGGGTGCATCGGGAAGGGAGAGGGCATGGATGGACATCTGTTGATCGCGGTGCAAGCCATCATGATCTGGAAGACCGGGCACTTCCTGCCGTCGCAGACCTGGCATCTCACAGGCCCCTATGCCCCGCTGCTGAAGGCGCTGCAAGCCTGCCTGATCACCTGTGACGACTGGACACCCGCACAGCGGGCGGTGATGTGTAGGGACATCTGGTCGGCGGTGGGGGCCTGGCCACGCTTCAAGGTGCTCGGGGATGGGGTGCAGGCATTCGAGGAAAGGGTGGCCAATGCCCGGTAGCCTGGACACACTTCCAGACATCCCGTATGGCGATGTCTTCAACGCCGCCTGCCTGATCCAGCTCTATGGGCAGGATTTGCGGTTCTGTAAGCCGCTGGGTGGCTGGCTGCATTGGACCGGGACGCATTGGAAGCTCGATCAAGTCGACCACATCATGGAATTGGCGCGCCAGACGATTACAAGGCTCGGTGAAATCGCCTTACAGCGGCAAAACACCGAAATGCTCAAGCACATTTCTCGATGTTTTCAGCATCGACAGCTCACGAACATGCTGCGGCAGGCAGAAACCTTCCCTCATGTGGTGGCGACAACCGATCAATTCGACCAAGACTCCTGGCTGCTCAACTGCCAGAACGGGACCATCGACCTCCGCTACGGCCTGATCGATCAAACGAGACCCCATCGGCGTGAGGATTGGATTACCCGATGCCTCGATATCCCGTATAGTCCCGACGCCGAGTGTCCGACGTGGCAAGCCTTTCTCTGGCGGGTCATGGGTGGCCCCCTTCCCGAAGAAGAGGGCAGTGAGTCCGCGCTGCTTGAGCGCCATGAACGGGCCGAACGCCTCGTAAGCTTTCTTCAACGCGCCGTCGGGTATGCCCTCACCGGCCGCACCGATGAGCAGTGCGTATTTATTCTCTATGGCACGGGGCGCAACGGAAAAAGTCGATTCATTGAAGCCTGTCATGAGTTACTCGGACCCTATGCCAAATCCGCGAACATGCAGAGCTTTTTGCATCAAGAGCGCGAAACGGTCCGGAATGATCTGGCAGACCTGCATGGCGTGCGGCTCGTCTCCGCGATCGAAGCGAACCAGGGCCAGAAATTCAGCGAGGGACTATTGAAGCAGCTCACCGGGGGCGATCGCGTGAAAGCGCGGTTTTTGTTCAAAGAGTATTTCGAGTTTCTGCCGCACTTCAAGCTCTTTCTGGCCTTCAATCATAAGCCCGTGCTCAAAGGGAACGACATGGCCGTGTGGGAACGGGTCAGGATGATCCCGTTTGATGTGTATATCCCTCCGCATGAACGTGATCCATATCTACAAGAAAAGCTGCGGGCGGAGCTGCCAGGCATCCTCACATGGGCGGTCGATGGATGTCTCGCGTGGCAGGTCGGCGTCAATGGGAGCCCAAGTGGCCTCCGTCCACCAGAAGAAGTCACACAAGCCACCGAAGCGTACCACCGAGAAATGGACGATCTGGGGGAATTTCTGGATGAGCGATGCCTCCGTTCAGATCTGGTCCGGGTCGACGGCAAGGATCTGTATCAAGCGTATGTCGACTGGTGTGCTCACGAGAATCAACCGCCGATGCATGTGAGAACCTTCGCACTTGACTTGCAACATCGAGGCGTAACTCGGCAGAAAAGCAACGGAAAAGTCTGGTACAAGGGCATTGCTCTCAAAGACATAAGCAGTGACTAAGTGACGATAGTGACTCATTTCCCAAAGGGTATAGGCGCGTATATAAGGAGGTTACGAAAAACGCATCACCGCCGTCACTTCGTCACTAGGAGAGGATTGGGAGAAATGATCGAGAATATTCATGGTGTCGTGACATTTGATCAGCGGCGAACATCTCGAGAGAAGGCCACACATGAGCGGCTGTGCAGATACCTCAGAGAGCAGCCGTTAGACGATATTCGCCAAGCATCCGTGGTGTTCTGGTATGCGCATCAGCCTGTACGTATGTCCGCGCTACGCTATCTGGCGTACGTCGCGGCCAAGTGAGGAATGTACCCATGCTGACCCCCCACGGCGCCACCATCCACCTGGAGCTCCCCGGCTGGCTGCTGATCTTCGAGGCCGGCGCCTTCACCGACGCCTCTGTGAGCGTGGGCGATGATCAGGTACAAGTGCATCTCACCTGCAGCCATGCGGCGCTGGTGCAGGCCCAAAAGCGGGGCAAAGCCTACAAACGTGCCATGGCGCGGCAGGGACGGGAGCAGCAGATGGCGGAAGCCGTGACCCGCAAACGAGAGGAGCGC